CTTGTTGCCAACTATCGATTATTTTTACGCTGCTTGCCATTTCTTTAATTTAGCTTCCATTTCATCGGTTAGTTGCAAGTTTTTCCATCCCATAGCAATGCACTTTTTTACTATCTCAATTAATACTGTTTCATTTAGTTGCCCATTTATTGTGGCAAGTTTAGTAAGTTCTTTTTTCACGTAAGGCTGCCTTTTACGATTAACAGGTTCGCCTTCTTGGTATCTGTATTCAAGCCAATCTACCCACGCTTTATTAGCTTGCTCAGTTTTAAATTTATCTTTTGTAAAATCAAGATTAAAAGAAATTGCATCATTCTCAATTGAATCGTTAACCGATTTGCTGCTTTTATAAGATGTATTTTCATTATTCTCTTTATTAATCATTATTGTTTGTTGCCCTTCGTTTGCCCTTTGTTTGCCTTTCGCTTGCCCTTCTGCTTGCCCTTCGCTTGCCTTTGATTGATATTTATCGTAATTAACTAATTGAATTATAGTATTTTGGCTTGTGCTTTTTGTGATTACTTCGTTTGTCCTTTTAAGTTTAGAAATTGCAGTTCTAATTTCTTTAACTGAAAGTTTAGTATCGTGGCTAAGTTTTGCAAATGATGTGATATGTTCACCCCTTTGCACTTCAATTCCCTGCCATTTATTTGGCTTGTGATTAGCTTTTAAAAGTAAGTGAATAAATAAACGTGTCACTTTTAAATCAGAGTACCACTCCCATTCTAAAAGTTTACGATGTAAAAATATAAAGCCTTCGTTCATTGGTGATGGATTTAAAATAAAAAGCCCCGCAATGACCATCACCACAATAGATTTTAGCAGGGCTTTTTTTATTGATTACAAAAATAAAATTCAAATGTATAACGGTGGTGACGTTCATGTATCAAAGATACTATTTTTCGATGAATTGCTCTTTACTTTCGGTTAATTGTTCTAAAGTGTATTGAGCAACTTTTACATCTTCGTTAAATTGGTTTTTAACATTTATCATTTCGGTTTTAATGTTTAAACCATCTTCACGTAATACGTGAACAACCGCTGCAAGTCGGTAAATGCCTAAATGTTTCCATGCTTCTAAAGGTTGAATTGATGTTTCTTCCAACCATGCTTTTAATCTTTCTTTTTGTGTCATTTTACTTAGTATTAAATTGATTTTGATAAAAGTTAAAAAATTCCCTTAGTTGTTTTTCGCTATTCCCATGTGATATTCTCAGCGTTCCCCTTTCTTTCTCTAAGTACCAATAATATTGCATACCACCGTTTTTTAAGGCTTTTAGTTTTAGCTTTCCGCTATGAATCTCTTTGTACTCAAATTGGTATTTAGTCTTTAAATTAACGCAATGGTTTTGTAATATTCTTCTTAGCAACTCGTGCATTCTTAATTCTTTTAATCGTTGGTTTAAAAGTCGTATTTCTTTAGTTAGGTCGGTCATACTTCTTTTGGTTTAAATTCGAACGGCATCTGTAAACATTGACACCACTTTAAAAACTCGCTAATTCTTGGCTCTGAGTGACCACTCTCCCAACGTGAGAGAGTGGCTGTATTAACTCCTATATCGTCTGCTACATCAAACTGAGAATAGCCCATTTGATAGCGTTTAATAATCATTTGTTCAATAATGCTTTCGCCTTTGCTTGTTTGTATTATTCGCGCTATGTTGGTTGTTACTTGCATTCTTCAAAGTCAAATAAAGTTGGCATATTCAATTGATATTCGAGAGCTTTCATGTAGTGCAAACCATCCATAAAATAATCTGTATTAAGCTCAGTAGATTTAGCTTTGCGCCCCATCTTAATTGCTTGATATGGCACGGTGCAAAGTCCGCCAAATGGGTCAAATACAAGCTCGCCTTTTGCGCTGTAACGCTCAATTAAACGCTCAACAATATCAAACTGTAAAGGGCAAATATGCTTTTGTAATTTCTTTTGTGCTTGCTTTGAATTTAATGTATTCATTCGGTTTACATCAGTCCATACTGCATCATTATTACTTTCAGTAGGTAATGTCATAAACGTACTACTTAAACGGCCTAAGCCTTCTAAATTCTCACACGCTGCTAAATGCTCTTTAAAGCTGTAAATGTTTTCTTTGTGGTATTTATTCCATGCTCTGCGAATGTGCTTAATTTCCATCTTTTTGTATTCGTCAGGTGTTAAAAACCTATCTCCTGAACTTCGCCAATAAGCATGAGCATCTAACTGCCAATTTGCACGAGTATATTCTTCTTTGCTTTTAAATACAGGCTCATCTGCATAACCATTAGATAGGTCGCTCGGTGGTTTTCTAAATAGTAAAACATACTCAGGCAAACCAACACCCATTTTTGAACCGTCTTTGCATTGCTCACTCCAACCTAACCTGTAAGTTTGGTTATTCTCTCTCACCACATCGGTTGTAATTGTAATCTTACCAATTAGCCACCAACCATGCTTTTTGAAGTGTAACACAGTCTCACCGCTAAAATCGTCTATTGTAGTAAAACCTGCCCCGTTTTGATAGCTGTATCTAATCCTATCTTTTACATGAATAGCTGCAATACGCCCCGACTTTGTTGCTCTAAATAGCTCAGGGGTCATGTAATCCATCTGTTCAAAGAATTTGTTATTTCCATAATTATGACCAAAGTCATTGTAAGAAGGTGAATATTCGTAATGGTCACCAAATGGGATACTTGTTACTGTAAGGTCAATTGAATTATCTTGCATACCTTCAAGCTCCAACACGCAATCATTATTTATTACTTGATAATCTTTGCCGTTGTATTCTTTGCGCTCAACTCCAATGTTTCTTTTCATTTCGATTTGTATGTTTTCTTTGTTTAATCCGTAATCTTTAACTATCTGTATCATTTCCCTTTGTAGCTCATCATGTTGCGCCCATTTTCTGTAAAGTGTTTTTAAAATCTTATGTTCTAAGTCTGTGTAAATAAGATGCACTTTAACAACTTTAGTTTGTTGAAATCTGTAACACCTATGCACCGCTTGAATAAAGTCGTTAAACTTATAATCAATACCACAAAACACCATCTCATGCGATGCGTATTGAAAGTTGCAACCACTTCCCGCAATTGTTGGTTTAGTGATTAAATAGGTGTGCTTACTTTCGCTAAAATCAATTAACTTCTTTTCTTTAAGGTCATTATCTTGTGAACCGTAAACACTTACCCAATCATAACCGTGCATCATGCTTTCAAGCTCTTGACGCTCTTTTTCTAAGTGATGCCATAAGATTATATTACCATCTGTATTTTTAGCAATTTCAACGGCCTTATTAAGCCTTGCTTGCATACTTTGCCGCTTCTCTTTTGCGCTTGCACTTAGTGAGCTTGTTGCATCATTAAATATCTTTAAATTACCATCTCGGTCAACTTCTTGCTCACGTTCTACATCAGTAATGCAATGCTCAACTATTTCAAGTTTTGGTAAGTCGTAGCCTGTATTATCATAACCTAAATCGCTCGGCTTAGTAATGAAAACAGCCCATGAACTTACCCAAAACCAAAACTCATCTTTTTTATGTGGGTATAGTGTTAAATGCCCTGCACTTGTAGAATCTCTTTGAAAGAATCTTGTTAATGCTTGCCCCCTATCAATTACACCTAAATAATCCGCATAGTTTAAAATCTCAATAAAATCATTTGGTGTAGGAGTAGCCGTGCAAACAAATCTATATTCAATCTCTTTAAAGTTTTTAAGCACATAATCAACTGTTAAAGTGTCAAGGCTTCTCAAAATACTTGCTTCATCAAATGAGCAACCACCAAATAAAGTAGCATCAAACTCACCTTTGCGAACTCTCTCATAATTGGTAAGGTAGATATTATTGCCTGTTATTTGCTCAGAGCTTGTAATGTAGGTACATTCTAAGCCTAACTTTTTACCATCTCTTATAAACTCACCCCTAACCCCTAAAGGTAGGCAAATTAAAAAAGGCTTGTTAGTCATTTGAATTACATTCTTAGCAATTTCTAACTGCATAAATGTTTTTCCTAAACCAAATGCTGCAAATATCGCACGTCTGCCACCTTTTAAGCTCCATTTTACTATGTCGCGTTGATGGTCAAATAACATTGGGTTAATATCATATTCGACATCAGTTGCACCGTATTCTTTAGACACAACTATTTTACTTTCTAAGAATTTTTGATAATCTTCTCTCATGTTAATCTATAATATAAACTACGTTTCCTTTTGATTTCTTTAATGCTTTTTGTCTTGCTTCATTTCTACTTGAAGCATGAACATAAATAAAGTTTCCTGCGTTGTCTTTTAATTTGTATCGCTTTTGCATTTTATTAATACGTTTTTGATTTGTTCAAATGTAAAGTGATAAAAAAGCCCTAAACATTTATTTCGATGAATAGGGCTGTTGCTTCGATGAATTAAAATGGTAAAATTTCGCTTCCTGTTTGGGCTTCTTGGATATTCGATTGTGCATTATTTGCACTTTGCTTTTGAGCAACCTTAGCAACTCTCCACGCTTGCAAGGTGTTAAATACCTTTGTTTGGTTTTCTTTGTTTGTCCATGTTCTACCCTTTAAATTGTAGCTCACTTCTATTTGCTCCCCTACTTTGTAAGAGTCTATAATCTCGCATTTGTCTTGTATTAGCTGAAATTCTAATGTTTCGGTGTATTGCGGATTATCTTCAAAATACTCTACCCAAAAGGTACGTTTTTTAAATGTGTCGGTTACTTGTTGTGTTTCGTTGATTTGAATCAACTTTGCGTTAATACTACTCATATTGTTGAATTTATTTCGTGACTGTTTTTATAATCCGCCAAAAGTCTATTTTTTTTCATGTTTTCGCGGGCTATGTTTACCTGATTAATTCGGTGCTTTTTTCTTAATCGTGCTTCGATTCTACAACACAACATATCAAAAGCCTGTGTAAAGGCAACTATTAAAGCTGCCATAATTAACATAAAACTTATCATTGATAATTTTTTAAAATTTCGTTTATTCTTTTTTTATCTACATAGCCTTTTTTACAGTTTTCTAACTCTGTTAAAAGCATTTCTATTCGTTCTTCATAACGGCTCACCAAATCGGTTAGTAGTTCGTTCTTTTTACGCTCGGTTAATAGTTCAATCATTCGGGTTAATTATTGTAGGTTTAGGAGTAGGTATATGCTTCTCCACTTCAATCGTTTTAATTCGCTTTATGCTTCGCTCTAACGCACTCAATTTGTACTCTAAGTATAAACCTATACAAAGAGTAATTAAAACGCTAAATATCGAAATTCTTATAAGCGCAAACCATGCGGCTTTATAGTTTGATTTTGCCATACTTCTTTTTGGTGAAATTGTTAAAATAAAATTCCATGTTTTCGTAAGTTTCAAAGCCCCTAACTCGTCCATCGGGGTAAATTATTTTAAAAGGAAATAGGTTTCGCTTATGGTTAAAGCTTAATATGTCTAACTTCATAGTAAACTATCTATGTATTCTCTGCACTCTTTTACTCTTTCGTAGATGCTCAATATTGCATCATTATCGCGCTCTACTTTAAAACTTTTAATCTTGTATTTATCTTTAACATTATCGTAGGTCGGTGCGTATTGGTCAAGCTCTTCGGGTGTATCTAAAAGCACATAATCAACATAAGCTACGTTGCGACCTGTTAAAGCCATGTAGCCTTGCATTTGCCACCAATAGCCCTTATCTACTTCTTGCTCGAATAAAGGAAAAGTAAAGCAATCCCAACTACACTTAGTGTCGCGTATTTCTTTTGGTGTAATAATATCGGGTGTACCTGTTAAGTAATCGCTTTCAAAATGCTTTTCATTTTTTACCAAAAAGTCGTAATGGTAGTAATTTTCTACAAAGGCTATTGCGCTCATTTCAAGTTGAATGCCTTTATCAAAATACTTAGAATAGATTTGTTTACGTGTGCCGTATATCCGTTCTTTCAGCCATGTTTCGCAATAGCTTTGCGCTGTTTTGCTTAACTCACCTTTTTTGCGGATATTGGTCATTATATCGCCAATAGCCGAGCATCTTATTTTAAATAGTGGCTGCTTCATCTTGTAATTTGCTTTCGTGTTGTTTGCTTAATTCGTACTTAGCCTTAATTTGCTCAATTTTAACTTCGCCCTTTGCAAGTGCTTGAACGGCTGCGCTCCAACCTTTGTGAGAAGGTGTAAACGCTTCTTTTTTATTCGTTACCTGCTGCCCGCTTGCATCTGTGTCCTTATCAGTAACAATACCTAACATTGCGCTTAATTGGTATCTTCTCATATAGGTAATCGCAGAGCCTAATACTTGGAATTGGTTCATGCCTTTAAGCGTTACATCTTGCGGTATAGTTGCGCTGTGTTCTATTGTTTCGCCGCTTGTTACATGAAATACTACCGTAACTAATTCAAGACCGTTAACGGCTTGATAAAAGCCTAAGCCGTGCTTGTTTAATAAAGGGTTAATTACTTCAAAGATAGCAGGAAGGTCAGCGTATGTGTAACCGTAGCCTGTTGTACCTTTATGTATTACAGGGCATTCTTGCTGAAATGCTGCGAGTGATTTGTATAGGTTTTTCATTATTTCTTATTAATACTTAATTGAAAAGTGTGTAGTGAGTTCTTTGCGCTTGCATAAGCTTCCATAAACTCTTCTTTGGTAGATTGTTGCCATGCTTTAACAGACTGCCATTTGCCGTTAACATTTGTGTTTTCAGTTTGAATGCTAAACCATGAATGTCTTTCGTTAATTGACTCATCATAATTGCTTAGACTAATGTCAAAATCGCCTGAATAAGGTGAATGAAATACGTCTAACTCAACTGTTTTATCGTCTTGCTTTAATATGCAAACGAATTGTTTTCTGTTTCTGTGTTTTAAATAAATTTCCATTTTACTTAAATTTTAAAATTGTTTTCTCAAATGACTCTTTACTAAACTTTGTTTTACGGTCTTTCTTGTATGCGTTATAAGCTGCATCTAATCCTAACTTGTGGTAAATTTTAATTATCTGTGTTATAGTCATTTGTTTGATTTAATGATTCAAAAGTAAAGTTAAAGCCTACCCACGTTGATTTATTTCGATGAGTAGGCTGTTTTATTCGATTAATTGTTATTTAAAAACTCTTGCAAGTATTTAGGATTCCAATTCTCTTCCGTGTCAATCTCAGGAAATGGTTTAGATTGCGCTTCT